ATCCATAATCCCAGTCTGCTGCGGTATTACCAGTAATAGTAAGAGCCGTAGCCATTACGGTTGCCCCAGTAGGCACTGTTCCTAAAGTAACGCTGGTTGATGTATTAACAGTTAAGATACCAGTACTAGTATTAACAATATGAAAACTCCAGCCTTGAGCCAAAGTAGAAGTAGCTGGTAATTGAACAGTTTGGTTTTGTGTGCCAGTAAAACTTTGATATACAGAGCTTGCGTTGGTTAGTGTTGTGGTTCCGCCTGCTGTTGATGTTGATGAAAATCCAAATAAATTGTTATATGCAGCGGGGGCAGTTGTCTTTCCAGTTCCACCAGAAGTTAGGGCAAGTGGCGTTCCTAAACTAAACACTCCAGCCGAGCTAAACCCACCAGAATCTGTTGATGAGTCATTGGTTACAAATCTAATTCCATTACTGGTACGAGTACCTAAAACTAATTCGCCACCTTGTGCATATAAATAAGTTGCGTTAGGCAATGCAAAAGAGCCTGTACCTGAATAGTTACTACTATTAATACCATAGTCGCCATACGTACCAGCACCTGCAGTATTGTTATTGTTTACAACAACGTCTGCTGAGGCTGTTGAACCAGCATTAGGGTTTTGAATAATAACTTGTGTGTAGTCATTAATATCTTGTACTAGCGTTGCCATAATGTTTTTGTCGGCAGCAGTAAAGTCTGGCCCAATAGCCAATACGCCCACTCGACCAGCAGTAGAAGAGTTTGGTGTGCCTGTTAAATGTACAGCTGGGTCTGCGTTAGTTGGGCTAAATGTGGACGCTATAGTAGTAAACGTACCTGTGTTTGGTGTTACATCTCCAATTGGCGGAGGAGAGGCTAAAGTATCTAAAGTAACCGATTGGCTTGCCGGATAGTCTACGAATACCGTAACCGTGCCACTAAACGTAACGGCAAGGTTTGAGTTAGATGAGGATAGGATGGTTGTACGGGTTAATGTAGGCCCCGTAGTCGAATACGTACCAATACCGACTTCCCAGTTAGTGCCATCAGTAGCACCGTAGTAAGTAGTATTAGTATTCCCAACGACAGCAAAAGACTGATAGCCCGTAACCGCACCGAGCATGGTAAAGCTAACAGTCGTGTTTGCTGTAGCGGTTTCTTGTACTCTATCCGCTAATACCAGAGCCATTTACGGCTCCTTAGCCAGCTGCGCTTAACTGATATGTAACGTTAATAGTATCGCCAGAAGTAACAGTCTTAGAACCAGCGGTAAAGTCACCAACTGAGAACAAAACACCAGTTGTATTATCAATGGTCGAAGAACCGTTAACGTTGATAAACGCACCAGCAACAGTACCAGAAGATGTCATGGAGAACACGACAGCTGCACTAGTAACCAAAACTGCAGGGTTAGCGGTAGTTGTAGTGGTATATGTTGGGGTCTTGCGAGTACCAGAATATGTTGGAGCATTAGCGCCACCAACTTCTAACCAACCAGCATGAGACGCTTGAGTATCGCCATAAGCTGCGGTACCTGTACCTTTTAAGCCCATAACGTTTGCACCAGCGCTAGCATTGGTAACAAAGTAGTTCTGCACCATGTTTTGACGACCCACGTTAGTAGTCAAGTTTTCAATAGTATCTGACCACTTTAAATTACCGTCTTTGTCGTAGCAAGTAGCGGTATATACACCTTCTAGACCAAGTGAATCAGCTTGGCCAGCATTGCGGGTAACAGTTGCATTCACGGCGTCTCCCATCCCTAAAATTTCATCACTCATAAAAACTCCTTTAACTATAACGAATAATGGCGTTTGATGCATCCGCCGTTGGAAAAGCAACAGTAAAACTAGATGTTGCTACCTTATCACTACCAAAATCTAACACACAAACCGCCGCATTAGTAGTGCTATTGTAAATCAATGCACCTCTAGCAGTAAAGCTAGCCGGGTTCCAAGTTGCGTTTTGAAACGATATATACGCAACTTGTTCATTGGTGGCGGGGGCTATAGGCGTTAATATAATACCACCTGCATTATAGCCTGTGCCACTGGTTTCCCCATCGGTTGTATAAGATAGAGTTTGATAAGATAGGTTTGCCAAGGCTGTATATAATGCTATTTTGTACACATAGGATGTACCAACAGCAAAGTTTTCTAACCCGCTTAGGCAGTTCTTTTTAAAGATAGTGCATTGACCTTGCTGGATAGCCATTATGGATTAACCTTGATTTTGGCTTGGCCGTCCCGATACGCGTCACCGCGCTCAAGACCAGTGCCAAGACGGTTTAGTTGAGACATGGCTTCTTGAAACTGCTTTTCATAATAAGCGACCATATCTTGCTCGCCTTTTTGAAATATAACAGCTTCGCGTAAGGAACCATATAGCAAGCATGGATCGTAGTTATCCCCAAGCCAAGATGTTCCTGGCAAGTTATCAACAGAGCTAACAGTATATACAAAACCTGTTCCCACCCCACCAATATATGCTGTTGGTACTGTTAAAATATCTCCAGCAGCATAGAAATTACCTTGATTTTTAATATTGACGCTAGTTACGGTATTGCCACTTACTACAATATTAGCTATCGCTCCAGATCCTTGGCCGCCAGTTAATGGCACGTTGCTATAAATCCCGTTTACATAGCTAGAACCACCTACAATCGTGCCGCTAGAGATAGCGCCTTGCACAATAGAAATAGGGTAGTAATAGTAATGCAACTCAACGGTGTAGTTGTCATTTGGAGTTGGGCCTAGGATAAAAGACAGCTCGTTGGCGTTTGAGTATTGAGAACCAAATAACGCATAGTACTTGGGCAACCCAGTGTCATCTGGTGTTGGATAAGCCTCTCTAATGTAATTGACGTCTTTGTTTAGCAAATACGTGTAGTTTTCATTAGCAGTGCCATAACCTTCAATAACAGCCATAGAAAAAGAAGATAAATAATCGTCTGGACAACTTAAATACTTATTATTAGCAGTAAGTGTACCCGTCACGTTTTTGCGTAATGATGGTATTTGAACAGTATTGTATACCCGCTCTTCTGCTTGACGCACAAAAGTCGCTATGTTGTTTACAAAGAGTTGCTCTGTAGACTCTGCATAGTCCTGAATGGCTTGGTATAACTGAACGTAGTTCATGATTATTTGACTTTATGTTCTTCTGTTGGTAATTATGATTCTGCTTGTGTGCAAACTAAAGAAATGTTAATCACCCCATCTTACCGCTGATTTTACGTCCTTTAGTAGCAGCGCCATAGCCACGCATTTCACCAACGCCATGTGGATTAACGCCTTTGTAGTTACCTTTGCTAATACCGCCAACAGAGATATTCATGGTGTCTACAACTTTAGCACCAGACTCGTATCCACTATATGTTTTTACACTGGTAACACCAGCGTCCATTGTGTGTGGCTTTGCATAGACTTCAGCTGAACCGACTTCTTTGCCGCCTTTTTTCATAGAAAATTTAGCCATTATCGACCTCTTCCAGCTTTTTGGTTCTTAGCACGAGCTAAATTACGTCCCATAATCTTCATATCTTTGTTCAAAGAGCTTGAATACTTTTTTGGGCCTTTGTCCACAATATGTTTACCGTCATTAGGGAAAACCTTAGTATCGGTTTTACCTTTCTTTTCAATGCCGCCAGCAGATTTTCTAAATCCCATGTTTTACTCCTAAGTTATTGTTACTGTTACTGTACCTACTTGCCCAACAGATATCAAGTCGTTTGGTGTTAAAGCTGAGTCAAAAATGCTTGCCCCGCCTACTGGAGCCCAACCCCACTGAAACACCCTACTACCGCCTTCTGGACTACCAAAACCATCTGGCCCAATACCAGTTGTATTAATTTGCAAACCACTGGTGCCGGAAACCAAGTAGCTAACATCAGGTCTTGGCTCTCTGACTGCTTGTGGATCATTAACTGGATACATACCCAAAGATAATTGAGGCTGATCTGGATCCCAGCAAGTAGGGCAAACCTTGATATTAAATAACTTGGTTTTGATTACCTGTTTCTTTAATTCCTTTAGCTTATAGCGCTGACCACAACGGTCGCACTCCGCAATTGCATATTTTCCTGAAGCATATTTTGATGGCATTCATAACCTCAGTGATAAAACATTTCGCGTGGTACAAACCGTATAGACGCCTTTTCTCTGTCCTCGTCAGCTGCCAATTGCCACTGTTGCTCATAATCCGCTTTTAACATTAGGATTCGATTTGGGTCAACGCCTGGCAACTTCATGCTTAAATTATAAGCGAGCCCAGCTACCATACAGGTAATAAAGCGGAAAGGAATATCTTGAGTTCTAGTACCAGTGCCAGCGTCTTGCATACGGCGTAAACGATAGTACACAAAGGTATATTGGGTGCCTGGAGCATTAGGTGTTGGCCATACATTAACGCATGGTAGATTGTTGACGTATACGTCTGCACCAGCAGCATGGGTTGTAGCGGTCGTGCCGTTTTGACCACGCCAAGCATTAACAATTTGGTTGCCAACAATATTTTGATAACCAATGGTCTCAGAGCCAATATTGATAAATCCTTGGGTTGGTAAACCAACGACAGAAGTAAGAGTAATCGTAGACTGGCTAGCAGACGTAATAGGGTTGCCAGCTGCTACGGTAGTTTGTGGAATGGTAGCTAAATTGCCAGATTGACGGTTTACATAGACCTGAATAGGGCGTCCGTTAGCGTTTTTATTGGGTAGAGTAATGTAGGTAGACTCGCTAATACGGCTAATATTAATGTCAATTTGGTTGTTACCTTGACCATTATTGGTACGAATTACGGTATCTAAAAGGTCAATCGTATCTACTGGAATAGGATAAATAGCCTGCCCAGTATTTAATAAGATTTGACCTTGCTCTACCGTCCAAAGATTAATACCGCGATTAGCCCACTCAACCGTCAAAAGGTTTAGGCTACGTCTGGCTGTACGAAAATCGTAACCAGATCGTAGTTCTTGCCCACACCTTTCAAACGCCTCTTCAATGAGGTCGTTCATGTCTA